AAGGGATAATTTTTTACCCTTACTTTTGCTTCATTTGCGGCATAAGCGGCGGTGCATACTTTACCTATTGGAAAATATACTACTCTCACACTGACCTTTTTACTGTTGTTTTAAAGCTTTGTGTAGCGGGTTTGTGTTTGGGATTTTCGATATCAAATATACTTTTTACTGATTTGTAAATATCTATATTTTCTTCTTGTGTTCTTGGCGATTCATATACTTCCCAATTTTTACCTTTTAATCTAGTACCTGATCTATCAGCACCTCTAGATTTTGATTTTAACCATAATACACCTACACGTGCTGCTTCTTTACCAAAACATTCCTTGTAACATTGGGCATAAGCTGCACCCTGTAAGTCATAAGTTGTTTGTAGATGATTACTAGTTTTAAAATCAATAACCCATAATTCACCATCAATTTCACAAATTAAATCACAAGTACCAGCTACTTTAAGTTCTTCACTAAATAAGTGTACCTCTGTTTCAATTAATGTTGGTTTATGTGTTTCCCAAAAGTCAACAAAACGTAAAAACATTTGCCATACATTAGGGTCCATTTTTGGATAACCACTATCATTAAGATAAGTTAATTCCGTTCCTGTAAAATACTCTTCAATCATTTCATGCACCTTAGTACCTTCTTCTGATGCTTTCTTAACAATCCAATCTGCACTATGGCCTACTTTTTTAAGCCAATCCTGAAAGTATTTACCTTTTGGGTAACAATTTAAAACATAAGTAATAGATGGATAATACTCACCATTACGTCTGTAATACCTTGAATCAGGTAGTGTAATTTGTTTGTGATCGTCTGAGATCTCTAGAATTCTGTTATAAGATTTCTTTATCATATAGATAGTTTTTGTTCCATTAAATTATAATAGGTTAAAGGAACGGTTTGTTGAATCAATTTTGTGAAATTTTCGAAACCCATTTCACTCGGATCCTTATCTTGCAAATCTACAAGATAGACTTCTTTACCTTCTGCCATTAACTTTTCACAGAAATTTAAAGCTTGTTTAATTGCATCCCTATCTAATGCAATATAAATTTTATTTACTACAGATGTAACTATTTTTTTCATTAAATTACTCTGAATGTTTTTTCCTAATAGGGGGATTGCATTTCTTTTTATAGCCATAGCATCGAATAATCCTTCACATAATATAATTGGTAAGTTCCAATTAATAAAATGTTCATTAGGTATAATGTCTCTTGATGCTTGTGGATTTCTATATTTTACAAATGCTTCTTTTTCAAAAGAACGGGCAGTAAAATAATTTAATCTACCATCTGCGTCATAGGTTGGTATTATTATCATATTATTATATAATCCACCTTCACAATACCCAATATTGTATTTATTAATATCCGTAATACTAACGCCTCGCTTTTTTAAATATGCAGCAGCATGGCGTTTAATTATACTATTGTTATTTGACTGGTCTAAACGCACATACTCCGCAGGTAACTTTAATATACTAACCGATTTTTCAGCTGAGACATAAGTAACGTCTTTAACGTAAGTTTTAGCTTCTGCAATTTTATCTTGTGACGCTCCTGCTTTCCTTAGTAACTGTAAAATTGATTTACCTTTTTTATTACATACCCAACAATGCCAAGGATTATTACCCTCTTTATTTTCAGTAAAATTAACTTCGAGTTTAGGTTTATGATGGTTACAATGGGGACAAGTATAAGCAACATTGCCTCGAGCAGTTTGCTTACCTGTACCTAGTACGGAATTTACTAATGTAACTAATAACTGATTAACCATAATGTATAATATACGCTAATGTTTTATGATTTCCAAAGGGTCTTCATATTCGATATCTTCTAAGTCTTTAGTAAAAAACTTACCTAAAATATTGTCATTAAAGAATTCATCCGGTTTTTCTAATACTTGGTACAACATTTGATATTTTAATTCAAAATATGTAAGTTGTTTTTTTGTTTTTACACATTTTAAAATTGTTCTTTCGAACTCATCTTTTTTACCTTCTACTAATAATTTTTTAATATCTTTTTGGGAACCATAGTAGTTTTTCCAATCTGATTCTTTAACTGATAATTTATATGAAGGTTTTCTTCCAACTACTGCTCCTAGAGCTGCAATTTCTTTTTTACCAAGTTTAACTTTTTTAGTGAATTGTAAAATCTTTTTTCCGATATATGATTTTCCAGTAGGTGTATGTTTATTAATGTATACAAACCCATAAGTATTATCTGGAAATTGAGTGATATCGAGCATTTCGTTTCCTTTGTAGGTCCAGCTCATAATATTTGTTTTAGTTAATTTCGATTAACGCAACGTTAATACATATTGGTTTTTTCTAACATATAGTCAGAGGCAAATAATACCCTTTTGTTATCATCTATATTACAGTTTTCAATTAAACGAGGATGTACCCACCAATCTTCATAAGGACTATTTTTATCTGGGGATATATTACCTGCTACCAGTATGTAACCTGCGTCTTTTAACAATTTTCTTGATTTATTTCTATAACTTTTTGTATCATCACAATAATAGTCATGCTCATATGTAATAACGCCAAATTCTAATGTATTAAACGGTATATTTTGTAATACTTTATAAGTATTATGTGCTGGGTCAACATCTAATTGTAAATAATCTATATAACGGGATTTAAGATATGTATCACATATGTCAACATAGTCAGCTGTTGTAGCATCTTGGTTAAGACACCAATCATCTGACCTTTCATCTGACCATTTATCTAAAAAAGGTTGATGTATATCTAATGAAACCCCTTTATAACCCCACTGTTTTAATAATGCTGTATTATTACCATAATAAGGGCGACCTGCTCCTATTTCTATATAATTACCATCTTTTTTACCATTTAAAGCAGTTAATACAAATAAGTCTTGATAACATTGAGAATAATTACTTGTAACATTTATTGCCCCCTTAAATTTCCTTTTTAATGTTTTATATTGTGATTTTACATAGGGTAATAAATCATGATATGTAACAGTTTCTGGTGTTGATTCTATTAAATCAAAGTTTATACAATTGTTGATTACTATTTCTCTGTGGTGTTCATCAACATAAGGGTTTTCTTTTAATTCTAACCATAATTTTTCAGATAAATCTCTCTGACCTATATACCAACAAACAAATGCTTTTTGGAATGTTAATTCCCAATCGCCTAAATAGCCTACATCATATTTTAGAGGTTCTTGATTAAGATATTGTAACCCTAAATCTGCATATAAATTTGAGGTTTTCCATTCTTCTTTATCACTATACCATTTACTTAAAAATAAATAAGCTTCAGGCCGAGTTGGTAGATATGAAATTGCCATTTCTAATTGACCTTTTTCATAGTTTTTTCTACGAGTAGTTTTATTTAACTGTAACCACGTTTTTAAAATACCATTATAAGCTAGCTCAGGATCACTATCATGTGTTAATTCTGATGCTCTTAAAAAGTAAGATAATGCAGCTGCTCCTTGACCGATGTTTTCATATTCTTGGCCTAATTTAGCATTTATATAAGGATCTAAAGGATCCTGAATGTATTTATGTAAATATTCTTTTAATTTTTTCATTATAGTCCGTTATTAATCCAACTTTTTCTATTTTCCCAATTTAAATTGTCTAATAATTTAACTGGCATCTTTAAAGCATATGCTGCGTTATCTTGGTAACCATACGTAATTATAAAATTATCATCTTTTAAAGCTAAACCACAAGCAAATTCAATTTTTGCAGCCATAAATTTAAATTGGTGGGATACTGCTTCTAAATTCCAATCTTTATCCCAAATAACAAATCTATGATAATAGTGAGCATCTTTATGATATCCGGGGTTATGGTAAAAATCTACTTCATGTGTTACACATATTCGACTTCCATTTTTCCAAGGTATTACTTGTGAACCTCCTCTTAACTCCCAAGGAAGTTCTAAATTATAATGCTTTTTAAGTATGTTTTTACAGGTACCCGTTTCAGGATCAACTTTAGTTATTTGTAAAGGATTACACCATCTTACATAATGGAATGGCATATCTAAAATAGGCATCCAATTTTTTTCTAAATAAGTATGTGGGTCTACTTCAATCCTATCTCTTGTTCTTTCAATACATTTATCTTCAGTCCAATCTATTTCACACAATTCCATTCTACCCTCTCCATCGGGTTTAGTATCTCTTCTTACACCTGAAACATATAATTGGCTATCCCATCTAAATACTCTAACATCTTCTAAACCTATAAATGTCCATACTGGTTTAACATCATGTTTAGATGTATCTATTTTAATGTGCGTTTCTACTTCTAAAGTATCAGGGTTTAGTTTACATAAATAATTACCTGTTCTTAATACAATATCATCTTCAGGATTTAAATATGCTAAACACCCCCAAACAGAATAAAAGTTTTGATTAAATTCGCTATGATATAATGAATAATGTACGTGTCTTATATTTGTAATAATATCATCATTATCATCTATAAAAACAGATACATTACACAAACCTGTACCATCTGTTAATTCTCCTGGTATGATTAAAGGTGAAATAGTTCCACCATTATCTACAACTAACTTTGCTAAATTATCTATCATATTTTATTTGTAATGTCCTCCACCTAACCATAATACGAAAGATTTTCTGGTTCCCCTAGTAACTGGGGTAACTCTATGCATCATGTAAGAAGGAAATAAAAATACACAACCTGCGCTTCTTTCAGCTTTTACAAAAGGACCATTCATACTTCCACCTCTAAATAATTCTAAATCTCCACCTTCATATTCATCTGGTTCTGATAGTTGTACTGTAATTGAAACTTTTCTTTTTGATAATAATCCAGGTCCAATATCAGCATGCCAATTGTAATGTCCAGCAGGTGCTTTATATTCAGTATATTGGATCATTTCTGGTATTTGGTGTAAATCAAATTTCCAAAGAGAATTATTGGCTTCAGATGCCATGTTTGCTAATTTTTCATATAACCAAAACCAATCTTCGTTTTGGGGAATCCATTTAATGTTTGAATCTCTAACTTCGGTTTCACCCCCCGCTGTTTTAGCTATATTCCAAGGTAATTTTTTAACGTTTTTTGATATTTTATTTAATTCACTTTTATCAAACCCATTTTGGTAAAAATAAAAATTTTGTGAGTCAGTTTCTTCTTGTTCAAAGGTATAATTTACATTCATTTTGTTATTTGTTTAATATTAAATATATTAGCAGTACTTTTATAAGGAAGGTGGTTTAGTGGTTCTACTAAATTGTAACCGCTATAACAATTCATATCAGTTTCAAATTCAAATGGATTTGATTTAATATTATTATGTATTGTATAACCTAACATTTCAGGTTTTGTTGTTACCCAACATACTGTTGAGGGTAAATCTAAAGCCGCAGCCATATGTTGTGAAAAACTATCTATTAATATTCTCTTATCTGATTGTTGTAATAGAGAAATTATTCCTCTTATATTAAATTCTGCTGGTTTTGCTCCTTCATATATTATAGGTTGAGATGGGTGTTTAATATAATATATATCATATTCATCTTTATAATTTTCAATGATTTGTTTTGTTAATTTTATAGGTAAATCTCTTGACCAGTTATAATTTAATGGTTTAATATAATGACTAATTAATTGATTTTCTTCATCTTTTATTATGGCTCCACCTTGTGGATGAATTACTAGTATAGGTTTTGTATTGTT